TCTCAGGCTCCACAGCGCTTAACATGCCCAAGTCATCGCCTGAAACGGATCCCGCAGCATTCTCACCAATGATCATGGGGCGAATTGGGGTCTTGCAGGCATAGACGGTCACTTCAACATTCTGCTCGGTGTTGCCGACAGAAGTTTGTGCATCGCCGGAGGCACGACGGAACTCAACTTTCACCATCCTGCCATTCATCGATAGCCCAGTGAACCTTTCACCCTGTGTGACCGCACCCAAAGCTTTGCCTTGGAGACCAAGACGCTTCCAACGGCGTCGCTCTCCAACGATGGCAGGTTTATTATAATTGGCATCCTGGCGTACAGTGTCGCAGATCAGGAACCAAATATCAGGGCCTAGGCGGAAGTACCAGTAGGTGAACCAATGCCCCAAGACTTCGCAACTACAAGCACCATATAAAATGGGGGACTCGCCAGTCCAAGCCTCTTGCATGCGCAAGCCCATAGCGTAGAAGAAAGGGCCGGTTCGCGAGAGGCGGATGTAGCTGCTGCTGATGATGGAGCGCGGGGTGCCAAGCTTGCGCCAAGTCAACAACTCCTCGTCGAATATGTACTCCATGCGTACCTCTCCTTTGATAAAGACAGCGCGTCGATTGTCGCGTCGGGAGAGTGGCCCACCATCATGTGCATCCACTTCAGCGCGGATTGCTGCGCGTCGGCGAGCGGACTGGTATTTGGCCAGCCAGCGCTCGAAAGCGACACGCCCACGATAGACGATAGGTCCAGCAGCCTCAAGAAGGCGGCGTGGCTCGGAAGCATCATAGAGAGCATGCGCCTCGGCCCACGCAAGCAAATTCGGGGGAGGGCGCTCTATGAGGAGGCGTTGAGTGATGGCGGCTTCCTCGGTGGTGGCGGTGCCGAGGTAGTAAGACGGGGCCAGCTGATCAAAGCCGATGGTTCGCAGGACAAGGCGGGGCCTGCGACCCTTGAAGGGCTGCTGGAAGACAAGGAAAATCGCCTCATCAGGGTGAGTCGTCTCTTTGAACTTCTTCGGTGCAACCTCAGTCTCGCCAGGGAGGTAAAGGGCAGGAGGGTAGTGGATATCCTGACTGGTAGGAGGGGAAACGCGATCAAACCAGAGGTACCACATGAGTCGCAGGGCACCAACCCCATGTTGCGCAACCAGGCCAGCGAAGTACAACTGGGCAGCTGGGGAGGCATTGGAGTAGAGGGTGCCAATGGGGCCGATCTCACATGGCAGGAACATCGACATTGGCAACTCAACGATGGGGTTCTGTCGGATGATCTCGCGGACAGACTCCTGCATGGGCATGGTGATGAACATGTGGACACCGATGGCAACTGCGTTGTTCATCATATGACAAGCGACGCCAAGGGGGAGGGGGCAAGCTGCCCACGCAATATGCATCACACCCACAGGAAGGTGAGTAACCCAAGCATCATAACCATGACCAACAATTGGGAAGGGGTCAAAGAGGCCCAACCGCTCACAACTCTCGTAGACGCCAAAAGCAGCGCCAGAGATGGCGTTGCCGGTCTCACGAGAGACGCCGAGAAGCTTCGTGGTATAATACCCAACAAACCGTTTGAAACGCTCCTCAAGATACGGTGCGAAAAACACGGCGTAAATGAAGAAGGGGTGGACGTCCCGACCAAACAACACCAGCGACCCAGTGGTGGGCGCGGGGGGGCGGAACGACTGCATCAAACTGGTTGGGACAAGGAAGCGGGGCGAGATGGTTGGCAGCTGCGGTGCGGAAGGCAGATTTGGGAGGCGTGCTCTGAGGTTGAGAGCCCTCGTGTACCCAGTTTGCAGGGTAAGCGCACCAATGCCACCAACTCCCAGTACGGTGAGGGTGAAGAGGAATCCGCCCAGGTTGAACGTGGGGGCGAAGCTCCGGATCATATCGGCCTGCAGGGTCCACAATTGACCCCAAACCCGGGTGCCATGCGCAATGAGCTGCGTCTCGAGCGAAATGGTCTCGGACATAGCCAGCATGGCGGTTATGAGGGCTGCCTCAGCTTTCAGCCCCTCAGGCATATGCGTTCCACGTTTGCCGTACAGATCCAGAGCGCGATTGTGAAGCTCTTTGTACGTAGTCGCATCCCTATTGCGCACGCCAGCGTAGGCAGACAAGGAACCGAGAATATGTCGAGAGAGGGGGACATATGACTCAGTCGTGCCAAACACGAAGGCGACACCACGAAAGAGGAGGACTCGGTCGAGTTTGATCTTCTGGAACTCAATCGGGACAAGTCCTTTCTCTGTGGGGTACGCCATGGGCGGTAGGGACATCATGGGAAAATTGCGATCGGGAGCACTCAGAGCGAGTTTGTAAGTGGCGATTGCATTTTCCATGTCGTGTCGGGCTGCAACTTGAATCTCGTAGATGTGGTGATCACCAAAGAAATCCCGGCGCTTGGCAACGATCATGACGTCGTTGCGGCCAGGGATGTACAGGTAGCCGCGCTCCACCCAATCAATGTGCCCGTGCTGATACGGCAACTCATTGACCACCTCAAAAACAACGTCGGTGTTATTAGGTCGGTACCAGAATGCCTCACCGCCAATGAGGGCGCCGCTGATGTCAGGAAAAGAGTGGACAACAGCGAACAGCTTCTTAGAGGTGGTGCGGGTGATGATGGTGTGAATTTGGTGTGCATCGAGATAATAAAGGGAGTGGATAGCGATGGCGCTATGGAAAGGGCCATGCTCACACGCTTCTCCCATCTCTTCACACCAATTGATTGGGGCTCCGGCTTCGGTGCGGGGGTACGAGAATGCTCGTCCTGCATCACGAGGCGACAAAACCGGGCACGCGGACCAAACGTTGTCACGGTGGTTTCGGTGATGTCGAGCAGGGCTGCCGCCAACATCCAAGATGCGGGCGTCACGAGGGATCTGGTTGCAAACCCAGCGCTCAGCGATCGCACGACCCAAAGCGATGAAACCATGGGTGTGGGGTGAGCGACTCACGAGAACTGGCTCGATACGATAATGGCGGC